GTTCTAACATCCAGTCCCAAGCTTGTTTAGCGGCTGCCCTACCTGCTCGGGTTTTTGGATATCCGATGTCTGCTGCGACCCCGAGGCTATGAACGGATAGTTGTTTTTTGCCACGCATCGGCCTAACTACCCATGTACCGAGATTGGTGAAGCCCCAGCGTCTACGGCATAGTTCTACAAACTTCTCGGTGCCTGCCAACTTGCCTGTGCCGGGTTCGGTAACTGGATAGTACGGGTATTTACGGGTCATGGCTTTGGTTTGTCTTTAAGTCCGTTGCCTGCGAGTAAGCCGATTAGGCCACCTGCAAGGGTCATCAGCATTGGGGAAAGTACGGCCCACGCTTCTGCATCGTTGGGTGCTTGGTCGAGTGGCTGGGTCACGAACAACAAGCCGTAGATGAGCGAGACAATTGCCATAACGAAACTGGCGCTGAGAGCAATGCCAACGATGAGGATTAGTCGTGCTTTTATTTCTTCGTTGCTGAGGCGTTTTTCGGGGTTCATGGGCATCTTCTTTCTAGTAGGCCGTCGGCTTTGGTGGTGTCGCAGTTGTGGCGTGTGCGGTCTGCACATTCGGTGAGGCTAAACGCTAAAAGTGTCGTGATTAGGAAGAGGCGTCGCATCTGTTATTACCTGTAAATAGTTTTTGTATTCTTCATCGGTCATTTCCCGAATTTCATCGTCAATTTGCATTAAAGGATTACTCACAGTTATTTCCTTGCGCCATATACACGAACAGTCCCGCTAGTAAAAGTACCAGAAGCTAAAGAAAGGGTAAAACCCGTGTGAACATTATTAGTGTTTTCTACACCACCAACGTTTCCATTCAATCCGTTACTCATCCAATCAGAAGTAAAAAAGGTTTTACTTGCAAGATTTGGGCCGTTAATCCATGAAGTTACGGCGTAGCCGCCAGTGTTTGACTCTCCCCAATACCACGAACTTTCACCAGCGCCACTGGTTGCTAAAGGATTTACAGTTGTTACACCGTATGCAACAAAACTTCCTGCCGTAAAATAATTAGCACCTGTCGTTCCGTTTAACTGCAAACTAATACGCCCGCCAGCAGAAGTTACTCCGAAACTAATAGCAACAAAATAAGAGTCGTAATCAGACGAAAAAACGTTTGTGACGGCAGTGCTACCAGTTGACAAAGTTTGCGTCTTAACCAGCCACAGACCTATCGAGTCCATAGCGGCAGCGGTTAAAACCTCGCCCGGCGAAAAATCTGGTACTGGCATACAACTATCCTAACTTACTTGTATCTAGCACGCCATAAGACGAACTATTTAGAACAAAATTAAAACTATTTTGGTTTTGCAACGTCAAATTATAAGTAAACCTAGTCTGAGCTGGGGTCACCGAAATAGTGCCTCCCTCTACCTTGCAAGTGTATTGGTTGCCTCGCAAAGCAATGTTTATCCAAGCGCTCGGTTGAGCAGCTGCAAGCGCTTTGTCTGTTGGCTGGTTTTCAGCAATGCACGAAATAGTTACGGGTACCTCTGTGGCAGTGCTTAAGGTGCTCAGAATATAGGCGGCGGTGCTTGCGCCTTGTGTCGTGGTGACGTCAAATGTGGAGACCGTATACACATTGTCGCCAGTGCCAGCCACCTGATCGGCTAAACCGTTAGGGCTTACAATTACCTTGTCGGCGTATGTCTGAGACAACCCAGCAAACTCTATACGCTCGTATATAGCGGCCAACGCTGAAGCCTGTGGGGTTGTGTCGGTGAACTCGGCAACGGGCAACCCGTAAGCATTGCGTATTTTGAAGCCAACAAATTTGATTATTCTGCCGTCACTAAAAACACTTGCTGCGCTGTTAAAAATTTCGGCTTGTTCGGTGGCAGCAATTTTATTGAAAAGCGTTAATAGGTTTTCATTTGTGACGTTAATTGCAGAAACTTGTTGGGTTCCATTTAGATTTGCGTCGCCGATGCCTGGGGTTATATCTACAGGGTTCCCAAATGTGTTCATTGCTACTCGGGTTAATTCACCCGAAGCAGCTGTATTGGTTACATAAGCCCTGCCTGCGCTACCTAAAGCATCTTCACAGATAATTGTCCATGTATCTTCCGAAGCCAAAAAGCCATAATCCACAATAAATTCAGTGACGTAGCAATCGTAAAGGTAGTTGTCTGTAACGCCGACAGTTTGCACTTTGACTATTTGCCCAATTTCAATCGGCGGCAAAAGGTTTGGCTGACGGCCTGTAAGCGTAACTGTGCTGCCTCTGAAAGGATCTGTTGAAAGTTTGCGCCCGTAGTTAATGTTTAAGGTTTGAATGTTCTCTAAAGGGATAAAATCGTTTATTGTAAGTTGTTCAGACGGTGATTGGTTTGCTGTCCCTGTCCACGAATAAATGACGTTTACATCGCTACCTTGGTCACCGTCAAAATACGCACCCAGCACAGACGATTGTTCAAATAGTGCTGCGTCTAGCAATGCTGTGTTTCCAATAACTGCGTTAGTTAGTTGATGTTCCAGCGAAATAGTTGCATATATTGAAGTTGCTGGGGCTGTTGCTGCAACGTTAATTCTTTGCCAGTCGCCTCCTGAAATTATTGAAAACGAAGCGCCTGTGGTAGTAGAAATTAAAGAACCGCCGCTGTTGCGCCATTCTATTAAAAGCCGCATATTTCTGGTAGCGCCTACAGTGTTTTTTACAAAAGCGCTTACAGTATAAACAAGACCTGCCGTGACGTTTGCCCTGCCGTTGGCATCATTTGTGGCAGTAATAGAGCTTGTGGTTGCGGTTGTTGTTGAAACGCCTTGAAAAGAAAAAAAGGGAAAAAAACGGCCGCCAGCGACACGGGTTAGCGTTGTGTCTGTTCCTGTCCATCCTGTTGTATTTACCGAAGCCGAAGGATTGGGCACAAGGTTAATGCGCACAGCATTAACTAAACCGTACGCTTTTGCTGTCCAATCGTATTTGCTCATGGTGTTGAAACAGTTATGGGCACAGACCCGTTTTGCCTCATGTAGCGGCGTAGGGCATCTACAACGGCGTTGGGGTCGCCGCCCTGCACGTTGATAGTGACATTGCTGCCGCCGGCCATGCCAAACTCGCCCATGCGATCAAGCGGCACTACAGCCTCAGGCCCAGACTCGCCAATAATGGCTAGGGTCGCCTGGGACACGATGCCACCTTGTGCCAGCATCGGTATTTTAGGAACGCTAAAACCTTTGCCGCCGATACCAGGCACCCACGAGGGAACCTCAAACGACAGTTTGCCGATTGTGTTGTTCCATAGCCGCGCAATAGCGTTAAACGCTGTTTTAAATACGGATACTAGGGCTTCAATTGCTGGAATGGTGACGTTGTTTATCCACCATTTAATCGCGCCAAAAACACCATCTACTATGCCTCTAAAGGTTTCAAACTTTTTATACGCAATAACAATGCCAGCAACTAGCAACCCAACACCAGCGACAATAAGAACAAACGGGTTGAGCATCATGGCAATATTCACCGCCACGATTGCGCCAGCAATAGCGGCGATAGCGGCACCGATAGCCAGGAACACGCCCGGGTGATCTGTGGCCCATTGGCCAAGTGTTTGCAGAAACGGTAGTACAGCTTCAACTGCTGGAAGCAAGGCCGCGCCAATGCTTTCTTTAGTTTCGGCTAGTGCAATACCAAGCCGAACAAATTGGCCTTCAGCGGTGTTGGCTGCATCGGTGGCGGCTCCCCCTGTTGTTTTGGCCAGCGCCCCCATTACCTCATCAAAGCCTGCACCGTCTTTAATCATCTGGCGGTATTCGGGCGCTAGTTTTTGCAGGGCGGTCATGTTGCCGCCATAGGCTTTTTCTAATGCAGCTGTGACGGTGGCGAGTGGTTTGCCTGTAGCGGCTGCTATGTCCATTGCTTGGGTGGCGAGGTCTTGAGCGTCTGTGACAGACCCAGTAGCGCGTGCTAGGCGATCTATTACGGGCCGTAGCTCGTCATCAGTGATGCCAAGCAGTTTGCCCTGTGTGGCTATCCAGTCCTCATTAGCGGCTATTTGTGCGTCTGTTGCGCCTGTGGTGCGTTTAAGGTTCCCTGCTAATACGGCTTGGCCTTTAGCGTCTTTTACAGCGTCTTTGGTGGCGCTTGCAAGGCCAGCACCAAGGGCACCCAATACGGCGGCAGCTGGGGCAAATGCTTTTTTAAGTGCAAAACCTGTTTTAGCGCCAGCGCCTTCTAACTGGCTAAATTCTTGCTTGGCTTTGTCAATACCGGAGCCGTTGAACTCGGAAATAATGGGGATTGAAATTGTCATCGGTTTATTTCCTCTTGCACACGCCGCGAAGCCTTCAGCACTAATTCTTTCATTTGTTGCTCAACCCCGCCACGTTTACGCAACACAGACGGCCCCAAAATACGGGTACGGCCCGGCGCTAACGGCCCGAGCGAGTCGCCAAGACGGTTGGCGGTGGCACGACCAGCAGACTCAAAAATAGCGGTGCCAGGGTCTCGTTGCTGTATAGCAATGGCGTTGGATGATTTGCGTGACGTGTCCACTTTGATTTGAACACCTTTCACAGCTTTGGCTCTGTCATACGGGAACACTTGCCTGCCGTTGGTGTTCCATTTGCGAGCCATGCCTGACAGCGGCATATTCACATAGTTGCGCTGGGCTTCCTCAATGGCAGGCTTGGCTACTTCTTTGGCGTCAGCATTGAACTGCTTGCGTAGTTCCTTGTCAATCTTATTAAGGGCTTTCAGCGTGTCTTTAGCACCCAGCACTTCAATACGAGCCGAGGTACCCACTAGCGTTTCCTGCGCTGTTCGTTAATAATCTCTATGACTGTCGCCATGTCGGAAGCCTCAAAAGGTATCTGTGGGGGAAAGTACCCGGTGGCTACTAGCACTTCTGCTAGGCCTCGTGAGTATGTTCCCCGTCGGTAGGGTTTGCGGTTTCACTGCTTAAAACGTCAATAGAGTCCAGGCGCTTTAGATAGTCGTCAAACGCTGGCGGTACAGGAATGTTCTGCTGTTTGCAGGACTCGTAAGCCATAAACGCCAAATGCTCAATAGCGATACCGTTGGCAAGGTCTGACGCTTTGATTTTGAACTTCCGTTCCATAGCAACCACCGTGAATAGGTTGGTGGTTACTGTGTACGGCTCGCCCGTGTTCTCTGTTACTTGCAGTGTGATTTTCATTGTTGTTTCCTTACTTGGTTATTTTGTTACGGGCTTGTGATGTCTCGTACCCATGTGCCAGCGGTACCGCTCAATTCGACTGTGGCTAATTCGCCCACAGTTGAGTTGATGACATTTACCGAGGAAAACATGACATTGGATAAAACATACTCTGGGTTGCTGGCTGACTCTGTGGTGCCTGAAGGGCTAGCGGTCACCGTTGTTGTGCCTGTACCAGCAATAGCGGCGAGCATTCCTTCAACCTCTGCGGTGCCGTACGACAGGAACAAAGTCATTGAGACTTCAATCTGTTGCAAGCCACCCACCATGCGGCGGCCAGTATCGCCAAATACAGTTGCGTCAAGTTCCTCTTGACCTACTGAAAGGCTAAAAGCGGTACACATATCAGACACATCCCAAGAGGTAGCGCCCTGTGTGATGTTGACAGTTGCATTGGATAGAAACGTGGTTCTTGCGGTCATTGGTTTATTCCTTTTTGGTTAGGTGCGCTGTACTGCGACAGCAACAGTTAGGTCATAGGTCGGAAGGTCTTGGCCGCCGTATGTGGCGAAGCCGGGCCTTCCGTCTATGACTGCGAATGGGGAGTTCATTATCTGATCGGCAACGCTCACGAGGTAGTCGCCTGAGTCTTGGTTGCCGGGTGGCGGTGCGAGAATACGCACTGTCAGCCTTATGTCGCCCACGTTGTATGTGAAAGCGTCAAAGGTTGGCAGTTCAATCATCACCGACAATGGGCGTGCGTTGCGAGGGTCTGTAACAGGTTTCAAGCCGAGCGCCGTTAGTTGCGTTTTGACGGCTGTAACTGCCGTAGCAAAAATACCTGTTGCTGGCATTAGGCGACCTGCGCCCTACCGCAGCCGAGCAGCTGCATAATACGTGCGAGGGTTACGGGCTGGGGTTGGTTGCTGAAACCGTCATACGAGCCGTACGAGTCGCCCGAGGTGCCGCGCTCACGATAGAGAGTTGCCGCATACATCACGGTACCCAATTTGACCGAGTTGTTAGGCACAGTCACTTGGCTATCGGTGTAGCCACCTTCACGCCTTTTGTTCCAGCACCAAAAGTTCGCCGCTGAAACACACGTTGCAATAAAGGCTGTGTCGTTGGCGGTGGCTGACTCTATGCCAAGCCACGCCACGACATCAGCGGAAGCAATCCAAGACACAGAGGGGGTGAACTCAACGGTTGCGCCTGTGACTGCTTCACGCTCGTAGGTGTCGCCAGCGTCTAAATATAGAAACTGAAACTGGCGGATTTCTGAATAGTCAAATTGAAGTTCGCCTTCATCATTGACACCTAGAAACTCGTAGGGTTCTGTTGAGATTACGGTGGCGGTGCCTGACATACCCGAAGGTGCGCCGAACACTGTCACCGAGTCCATAACTTGTATACCTGACTCAACAAAGGTTTGCAGGACTACAACACCGTCTAGGCGTTGCGCAAATGCAATCTGAAATGATGCCATAGTCCTGCGTTCCTTTAGTCGTTATTTATTAGACGAATGCTGCCTTGACAAACTTGCTTGGGTCAATCATCAACGCTGCAAAGTAGCCTCGGAAGGCAAGTGTGCGTGAAAGTGTTGAAGGTGACTCAATGCTCATTGCGCCCTTCTGCTGCTCAAACAGTTCGTAACCTGATGCGTCACCAAGGATGAGGGTGTTGGCTGCGAAGTTGCGGTCAACAACGACCTGCAAACCAAATGCGTTGCCGTTGTATTGACCGGGTGCAAGGTTGCCGTATGCGTTCATTGGTCCAACTTGTGGGAACAATGGGCGCTTGCTGGAATCTGTCAATGCAAGAAGGTCACCCCAGATTTCTGGGTCGACGAACATGTGTGTTGGCAGGTTGCCGTTTGACGATGAAAGAATGGTCTGTGCTGCGCCAGATACCCATGCTGCCCAAGAGGCTGGTTCGTCCGTGTCCGCACCTGTGAAGTTTTGTGTAACGGTTGCACCCGACACAAGTGTGTCTGCTGCGTAATTGTCTGTGGCATTGGCGTAGATGCGGCCCATGTCGTCAAGAACAACCTGCAAAATTGCTGGGTCTGACCAGTCAATATCAGCCTCGCTGATATTTACGTAGCCGCCAAAAATCTGCTTCGTTACTTGGTTGTTGAACACAACCATTGTGCCTTGGCTTGGTGACTGCTCAGCAATGCTTGCACCGATTGTGGTGTGTGTGGTTACTTCTGGGCGGATAAATACTTTTCCGCCTGCTGGCAATGCACGAACGCCAACTGCGTCAACAACTGGGCGGCGGCCAATGAAGTTGTTATATACAGG